CGTGGCCAGGGCATCTTTGTTAATCACAAAGTCAGCTACAGCTTTACCTGCAGTCGTTAGCTCTTTGCCGTGTTGGAGTGTTTTAGTAATAACCGCCAGTGCCGCATTACAAGCGGCCAGCTCTGCTAGCATCCCAGGTTCTCCCTCTGGTATGCTCTCCCATCAATTAGATCTTCATTAAAAGTGACGCTGCTAGACCCACGATGACCATAGTCGAACCCATGATCATCGCTTCTAGTCGCCACAGTCGTTTGTCGAGACCCGACAGTTTGTCTTCGACCGCCTGATACCTCACTGCACATTCTTTCTCGTGTGCTTCGAGGTCGAGCGATACACGCAATTCTGGTGATATAGATTGAACCTGTTTCATCGCACTCATCCCATTGCTGTAATTGTGACGGTAGGTTGTCTGAAAACATCTGTGCCTGAACCATCCCACATTTCCGACATATGCAATCGTCCTTGATATGTGCCGTCATACTCTCTTGCCATCAGGCGCAAAACCTTGGCACCTGTCCAAGTTGCTTGTCTGCCTGTGGCAGTGTCAGCGGTGCCACCAATAGGAATTAGGTACTGAAACGTCCACAAACCCTGCAAGTACGTTTGCGCATTTAGGGTCTGTCTTGAGTTGGTTATATCTGTCCCAGCAATCTGCATCTTTAGGTGAGTGTACTGAATGTTGTTTGTTTCATAGACAGATGTGAAATTGAATTGATACAGGACAGCAGTAGTCCCTGTCGGTGGTGTGTAATTGACAGAGGAACCAGTAACTTCAGTATGAGTTGAAGTTAGTGATTGTGCGGCAGTTACATTTGTTGAAGTGTATGTACCGCTTGAAACAGTATAAGAACCACCATCACAAAGCATCGAAAGTTGTTCTTTGATGTTACTACCAGCATCAAAAGGCAGTGCAGTGACATTGGTCAAGGATTGGTTGTTTAATCTTATAAGACCCATTGCTTATCCTCATGCAATCTTAGTTATCATGACCTGCGTGTAGACGCAGATGCCACCCAAGTTATTTGGGTTGCCAAATCCAGACGCAACGCTACTAGTGCTTCGATGCTGAATTTCAAATGTTGTTGAACCTGTCAGAGTTTGCACAGTTTTTCCGGGGACTACTGCACTACCACCACTACCGCTGTCATCTGCCCATACACTCATGCCGACTGCCGCTGATGTTGAAGTGGTGGCGTTGTAAAGTCGCGTTTCATTATCGCCAGATGCGTATGCTGGACATGCCCACTCTATGAGGAAAGTTCCTGCGCCAAGTGTAAACTGGTTGCTGGAGATGCTGACAATGCCATCTGGGTCGTAAACCTCGGTATTCAAGTCTCTCTTGGTAAATGATGTTTGCGATGTGCCACCAGTAGTTCCTGCTGTTTTTTGATCTTCTAGCAATGCGTATGAAGGTGATGAAAGACCAGTCAACGCAGACCCATCCAGTGCAGGTAGCGCACCAGTCAACTTGGATGCCGCCATGCTTACGATTTTGCTGTCAGTAACTGAACTGTCGATTGGAGCAATGGTGCCTGTGGTCGGTTCTCTAACCAAGATGTAGTCAATGACATCACCAGTGACCAACGCACTATCGAAGGTGATCGTTGAACCGTTGATCGTGTAACTGCTGTTTGGTGCTTGGATGATACCGTTGAGACTGACCTGCATGACCAAGGTTGACGCTGGTGTGTAGTTTACACCCGACTTTTGCATCGTGTATGCCGCTTGGTTGTTGACCACAGTGATACTGTCGAGAAGCACGGGTGAACTGGTGCCTTGGGTTGCGCCTATGTAACTCATGCTAAGTCTCCGTGAACAAGGGAATGAACATCCGTATAGTCAATTTGACCAGCAGTCACTGCGTGTGCCTGTGATATTCTATGTGATGATGTAGTGTTAGTTACACTGTAACTAAAAGATGAGTGTGCATTACCTGTGTTAAACCATCCTGCACCATAGTTTGGATCGGAAGAACCTAAAGCACCTGCAATTGCATACCCAGTGTTGCCCATATTGCTGACAAAGTTTACGGCATATCGACCACTTCCCGAATCTGTCAAACTGCTTTCGTTGAAACTGTCTGTCGTGGCGATTGTGGCACTCTGACCGTTGAAAGTTGTCCAAACCTTCGCCAACCCCTGAACAACATTAGTCGTCGCAGTGCCACCTTCCGCTGGAGCAGTGGTCGAAGCAGTGATTTCACCCGCCCCGGTCACCGTACCTGTGAACGCAAAGTCGTCAGCGAGATTAACGCTCTCGGATTGTATTCGTGATAATGGCATCAGTTATCCCCTCAAGCGTATGGACTGTCTCCAAGCAAGTCTGTGTCCCATGCCGCCTTCAGTGCGGCGATGTCACTTGCGTTCTCGATTGCTGTTGCAGCTGGAGCGTCTCGAAGAGCAGTCTTACGAGTGACTGATGCCGCTTTTGCAGTCGCATCGTCTTGCTCTAGTGCCTTCATGTAGACGACATCCTCTGCCTCTAGCAGTGGACTTCGAACTTCGCGTATCTTGTCCTTAAAGATGACCTTTGCTCTGGTCATGTCTTCTTGAATTACGTTGCCCTCAATGACCCAAGCACCTCTGAAGTGACGGTTACTTGGTTGTGTCGAAACTGAGGACGAGTTGATCTGTGTGCCGACCGCATCGACAATGTAGGTATCTACCATTTTGTGTATTCTCCGGTTTATGCTGCTGTTGCTAAATCATCTGAGATTTGCCAAGCGTTACGCCACTCTCGTGTTTGGGGTAGTTGGTGTTTGGTGCAGATGACCAGACGTGGTTTGTTACCTTCGTTGATATTCTGCCAGACATGCTGTGGCACATCCTTCTGAATTAGGTATTCAATCGCTTCTTCTTCTGTCATCGCTGGCATTGGCTCAGTCTCATGCAGCAGATAGCCACGAGTGTGCTTCTTGAAGTCAGGTTGCGCTTCGTCTTTAGCCAGTTCGTGATACACCCACACAGGCGGCAGGATACCGCCCTGCAAGGCACATGCCATCCAGTTAGGGTCAGGCACAAGTATCTTGGCGCACTCATCAATGCTGTCCTCATAGACAACACGATAGTCTGACTGCACACCGTCTAGGTTTTCTTTTGCCCAACACAGACGGTCAAATAGGTGGGTGCCTTTGAACTCTGGTGTCTGCATTATGCTAAATCTCCGAAAATTACAGCGTTCATACTCTGACAGTCATCCTGTACGCCATCATCGTGGTCAACGCTAAAAAGGCGTTGTGCAGTTGCTGTGCGTGAACCAATCATCGAATTGTGGTCACTCCCGTCTAATTGTGTGGAATAATCACTTTGTTCATTACCCGCTTCTGCTAAAACAGAATAGGTTGTGGTATTCATTGCGCTTGCAATATTGTTTTGATACCGACCCACACCTAAATCCGTTAGTGAACTTCCGTTAAAACTTTCGCCATATGCTATTGTTCCAGCAGTACCATCAAACTGACACCACGCCTTCGCACTACCCTCGACAACATAGTTCGTGGCGATTGACCCTGCGGTGCTGTGTTCCAGCGTATCTGCTACAATTTTACCAGCCATTATGCTAAGTCTCCCATACGAATAGTCTCAACAACATTACAATCTAAAGGATTGTCTGAAGTGCTACGCTGACACTGCGTTCTAACAGTTGTAGTTGTTCTATCTAAACCTGTGCCTGTATTATTATTTGCAGATATTTGGTCTCCAGAATTTTGACCAGATGTGGCGCAACAAACAAAGTTCGTATTTGCCATAGCATTTGTTGCTGTAACGGTGTAATCACCTGTTCCGTTATCTAACGCTGAAGCAGCATTTAAACTATCCAATATTCCAATTGTTCCTGTTCCATCCAAAAGACACCACGCCTTCGCCAACCCCTGTTCCAGTGACTGCGTAGCAGTAGCACCAACAGTCACGGTGATGTTGTTTGCGGTGGTCTTGCCTGTGAGTGTGTCTACTTTGATTTCACTCATGCTAAGTCTCCGAATACCGCTTGCATTACATTGTTTACATCATAGGCAAAATTACCATCACCTGCCGCTTGACTTAAATTGTACTGCCTTCGATAAGAAGCAGTTGTGTGCGTAAATTGGTCTGCTGAAAGTTCAGTAGAACGTCCTTGATTAGACACTGAATCAATAGACCCATCGACAGTCGCATAATTTGCATCATTCATTGCGCTGGTGAATGTCGTGGTATAGTCACCTGTACCATTATCGGTGTTTGATGCCACGTTTAGTCCACCACGATTTCCAAATGTTGTTCCGTTAAGGTTACACCACGCCTTCGCCGCACTCTGCTTAGTCAGCGTGACTGGACTGGTGCCATCGCTTGCAGTAATTGTGTCTGCTCTTAACTCGCTCATGCTATCACCAGATTACCATTAACTGTAACGGTAACTCCTGTCGCTAGGGTTAAAGCCCCTGCACATAATGCGTTGTTGTTAGCTGGTATTGTGACGCTAGTGTTTAACTCACTCTCATGTACCCGAAAGATGTCTGCCGTACCACCACCACTGTCACCAAGATAAGAACCACCGCCTAAAACGAGACCAGCGGCAAACTTTGCTGAAGTAACTGAACCGTCAGGTGGGACTACCGTCTGCAATGCTTTTCCTTGGAAGACAACATAGCAGTCATCTGTGCTAGCGATGTTCTCGCTGAACGTGATCTGGTTGCCAGACACTGTGTATGCCTTGCCTGACCCACCTTCTTGCCTCACGTTGTTAACAAACACTTCGACCTCTTGATCGTTCGCTACGGCATGTGAGAGCGTGTAGACCGCTGTTCCATCACCAGTGATGGTCTGCTTGTCAAAAGAAGTGAAGGCAGTCTGCGCTGCGTTACCTATGTAAGCCATGTGTCACCTCTTCTATGTGCTGATGTCATCGACTGTGCTTATCCAAGCGTCCAGCGAATTGGCTGTGTCGCTTTTGATGAACAGCTGGTCGCCGCTTTCTAAGATGACCTTACTGGCACCATCGATCAGTTCGAGACTGCTTCCGCTGGGGATGGGTGCCGAAGACACCAACGAAATGTCGTTGGTTCCATCGTTGATGTAGGCATCGACCAGGATCATGTTTGATGTTGTGTTAGCGAGCCTGATGCCAATGATAGTGTCATAGCTATCAGCTGCCGCAATACTGGTCGCGCCAGTGCCTACGCTGTTCAGCGTGTATCTTCGAAAGTTCTGAGCCATCTGTTTGTCGTCCTATAAAGCAATCGCAAAAGCTATCGCTGAGCCGACAGAAGCGCCGCCAGCGTCTTGAAGTGTTAAGTTCCCAGCGCCATCCGTAGTAATCACCTGGCCGTCCGTGCCGTCTGCTGATGGATATGAGAGACCAGCGATGTTTGCGCTGTCTGAGGTCATACCGCCTGTGACCAAAATACCACCGCTACGAACAGCAAGTTTTTCTGCGCCTTGGTAATAAAGTTTTACAG